TAGTTTTCAGCAGCCGCTTCAGCCCAGCTTTGACTTTTACCAACATACTTTTCTGTTAGAATGTATTCCTCGTTTTCAAAGAAGTCAACATGGAAGTTCCCTTCATACTTATGAACTTCAGCGCGTTTGGTTTTATCGTCGCTGTGATATTCACTGATCAGCATCTTCTTTATCCTCCGAAAGAATTGCTCCGTGAGCGATTGAGTAACGTTCCTTGATGTATGTGGCGAAGTCAGTTTCCTTGAAAACTTTCTTCCAGAAGTCTGCGTTATCTACGATATCACCAGCTCTCATATTAGGAGCAAGGACTTCTCCTGTTTCTTTATCTACCCTAGCATACCAGCCAACTTTAGGCTTAGCAATATAACCGCCATCAATAGCCACGTCCAGTAGACCGCTCCACCGATTAATACCTCCCTCATAGTTGACTGTAATTGGGATCTTAGACTTTTCTTTGACATAGCGTGACTTCTCCACGTTAATCACAAAGTGATAACCCTGAATACCATCAGAGTCTTTATCTTGCTGACGACCTAGAATCCAAATGTTATCTGAGCCATAGTAAGATCCAGTACCGCCACCAACGATATCTTTGGGGAACATACCGATTTCCTTATAGGTGTGATTGACCACAACCATAGGAATATCTTTCATTGTCAGATACGGAGTGATCATACGGAACAGCGACTTGAGCTGCTTCGCACGAGACATATCCGCAACTGACTTTTCGTTGAGCGCATCTTCAACTTCCTTCTTAGAAGCAAGATTACCAATCGAGTCGATGACAATCATAACATGCTCACCGCGCTCAAGAGCAGTAAGCTGTTTCATAATATCGAACTTCAACTGCTCCACGTCCATGACTGGCGTATGAACAACTGCATCAAAAGGAATACCGAATGTATTGAAATATGCTTGTGGTGTACCAAACTCTGAGTCGTAAAAGAGAATCACGCCATCAGAATACTTCTTGAGGAATGCAGAAGCCATGAGCAACGCAAAGCCAGTTTTGAAGTGCTTGGATGGACCAGCGAGCATTGTGATGCCTGGAACAAGTCCTCCATCAACAGAGCCAGACAACGCAACGTTGATCATAGGCACGGTCGTAGGAATAACATCCTTCTTGGTGAAGATCTTGGAATCTTCGAGCGTAGCAGTAAAAGCGATGGTTGAATTCTTAATCAGTTTTTCTTTAAGTGACATTTTTCACCTCCAATATCATTGTATCGTAAACCCTCGTAGTTGTCAAGACTTCTTTTCGATTGTGATTGGTTCCCATAGATCGCCATCTGTTGTGACTGCTTCTAGATTATCGACTTCTCTTCGTAGATCCTTACTCCCAGCGATAATAAGCAAAACGGCTAACGGATCAATGACTGTAACCAGAAGCAGAATCATCATACGAATGGCTGCTTCTAAATCTTTTTCGCTCCCCTCGCCATAGATCAATTCAGCCACATAACGAATGGGACCAACTTCATTCTTGATTGCTCGCGTGGATTTCATGAGTGGAGCCTTTTCATCGAGCAGAGTATCAATGTTCTTTTGCGCGTCTTTGACTTCAGCAGCAATCTGATCGCGCTCTTTCTTTTGTTGATTGCGTAGCTGTAATGCAGTTTGTGCGCGATTGTTTCTGTCGATGATAGCGTCGATAGCCTTATCCATCTGAGCTAACTGCTGCTCCGCGCGTGTGATGCGCATGCGCTCGCGCGCGAGACTATCATCGATGCGTTCTATTTTAGCTGCTACATCGCCACTTGGTGCGACTTGATCCAAGTGTGCTTTTGATAGGAAACCAAAGATACCCATGCTGGTAATGAGCATAAGAATCAAAAGAGCAGAAGTGAAATATGCTTTCATCAGGAATGGAATATACTTCCAGTTCCTATACAGCCACGAAGCGAGAATGATCTTACCAAACTCTAGTGTTCCGCCGAGTATGATAACTGCGAAAGCAGCACCCGCGAAGATAGCAACGAGACCTGTTACTGAATACCATGCTGCGACAACGGAGAGTGCGATCCCCGTTATCATGATAAGCCAGCGATCTAAATTAAATGTCATGATCGATATTAGATATCTTTCTACGCCCTATGGTTTGATTTGTGCGGGCGCGGATGTAGGCGTTTTCCCAGGTCCAGCACTCACCTGTGTCATCTTGAAAACAAACCCACATCAGATCATTTTCCATACCATAGTCGATAATGAAATGAGCCATCGCCCTACCCTTTGGAGTCATAATCGGGATAGGTGGATTCAACTGTGTCATACTCATCACAAACCTCTTGTTGTTTTCAATACCTTGTCGAGCATTTCCTGACACTTATCTTTACGATTAGGCCAGTGAATGTAAGCCTTATCAGAAGTTTTGATAAGATTGTTCAGAAGAGGAACGATGATAGCTTCTAGCGTTTTGATTTTCTGCTGAAGCTCTTGTTCCTTATCACTAAGAGCTTGATCTTTAGCATCGAGTTCTTGAAGAACGTCTTGCTTGATTTCATGCTCATCGACTCCAGTGAAACCGAAGTCGAAATCTGCGTATTCCTGTGGAACCTTGATACCCATTAGAAAAAATCCTCAAGTGTGTTTTGTTCTTTAACAGTCCAGTCACGGCACACGTCCATGACCCTTTTGCGATTGTTGAAGTTCAGTCTTGCGTTAGAAAGAACTTCACGTTCAAACAGTTTATCAATACCAGATCCGAGCTGCAAGTTGATGTGCTTCTTAACACCACCAACTTGTTTGAACTCGGGGAATGCTTCGACCACATGATGCTTCTGATAAGGCTGATTCAGTTCATACCAGTCTTTACTCATAAAAAACTCAGCCACGCTTGGATCAAGATACGGAGCAACGAAACGTTTCTTGTTCAGCTCTTCTGCGATCCGTTTGTGCCACAGATATCCAGCACGGCTGTTAGCACCAAAGTAGTCCTTACGAAACTCGTCGAACTTTTCTTTCGTATGCTTATAGTGGATGTTCGCTTTCTTAGATACACCGTAGTACCCATCAGCAGCCCATCCACTTAGAACTTCATGCTCTTTGATCTGCGGGTACACATACAGAAACGGAAAGCAACACTCGAAGTGCGTTTTCTTTTTGCAATGCACTTCTTCTGCCAGTCTTATGAAGTCTCGCTCTACGTTGTTAGTAGGGACTACCACAACGTGATAATCCCATCCCATGGTCTTTGCGATATCGACTGCTTTCTGTGAATCATACGACGGCTGACCATCTAAGTGAAACGTGTATGCAGTTATCTTCTTTCCAAGCCGATGCGCAGCAAACGCAACGGAAACACTATCTACTCCTCCCGATAGAAGAACAGCTACGCGATCATCATGAGACTTCGCGTGCAGTTCTTTCGTTAAGATACTATCTATCACGAAAAGAAATCCTCAAGTGTGCTTTGCTTTTCAGAGTACCATCCAATTACATGAAGGATAGCATTTAGTGGTGCCATGAATGCTTTTTCAAACTGTGTGTCGTAATCAATATACTCATCGAGATTGAACTCTGACGGTAAACTCGAAAATGCACAGATCACGTTATCATGTATTGGGTTTGGCATTTTGAGATACGAGAAGCGAATCTTTTCACCATCTTTGATGAGCTCGTATTTCTTTTGGAGCTTCAGCTGCTTTACTTTGTTGTTATACAGTAAAGCACCACGAACGTGGATTGGAATGCTCTTCTTTTCTTTTTCATATTTAGTTAGATCTTGAACAGAACGCGGAAAGGCGACTTCCTCGAAGCTCAATCCATAGAACTTAGTTTTGAACTCTGCGATGAATTCATGGAGAGACTCTTCACCTTGTGTCATGATGATATTCATAGCATCAATAATAGCTTTACGACACACAGCGGGAGTCGATGACTTGACCGCTTCAATACCCATGATCTTCAGCTTTGGCTTCGCATAGCGAACGCCTTCCGAATCGTGAACGTTGAGGATATATCGCTTCTTCGCAGTCCAGATACCACGATCAGCGATAACCTCACGCTTCATATTCATCTTCTGCTGGAATGCTTCCATCCGAACAGCAAGATTCGAATAGATACCATCAATAACTGGTTCAATCTTCTCAGAAGCAACCTTGTCCAAGAAGTTAACGATCTTTTCTTTTCGAGCGACTGGATCACTTGGTAGCGATCCTCCGTCTTTAAAGACCATAGATACAAGTTTGTCAAAAGTAATGTATAGCGAATCCGTATCTGAAGCAATGACATAATCTTCATCCTTAGTTTTTAGGAGACCATTCAAATACTTATTCATTTCGTTTTCAGCCCAACGAATAGAGAGCTGACCACCGAGAGTGATAGCCGTTGCTTGATTGATATCGAAGAAACGGAAGTGAGGATTACCGATAGCGCCGTAAGCTGAGTTCAACTGAACCTTCTTAGCGAGCTGCATATTCTTGTATCGCGAAATATCTTTAGATGCTTGCTTCGACTTAGTCTTTTCATATTCCTTTTGTGCAGCGATCATCTTGTCTTTGTAAACAACACGATCGTTATACATACGCTCCATGATCTCAGGTAGGAATCCCTGTCGTTCTTTCTTGAAGAAGCAACCATTTGCAGCCAGACCATATCCGTCAGGAACTTCTGGGAACACTCCTTCAAGCAACTCATCGACGCTCGTTTCAACCTTGATAGCTCCTCCGCGATTATCACGCAGCAAAGTTTCAGGTGAGATGTTATACTGCATGATAAGATGCGGATACAGAGAGTTCAAGTCAAACGACATGACCCAGTTATACATTCCAGGCTTAGGTTCCTTAACGAAGGCACCAACATACGCTTCATCCTTAGCGCCGCCACCTTCAATTGGAACAGCGATCTTCTGCTTGTATAGATGATTGTGAATGATGACGTCCCACATACGAACTTGCGTAAACACATCGAGCAAAGTAACCTTCGCATCGTACGCGAGCGCGAGAGCCATGTCGATTAGTTTCATCTTGTCATCTAGCTTTTCGACGAGTTCAGTATCTCGAATGTTATACTCGATGAACTTCTGGAAGTCGTTCATGTAAAACTCATGGAGAGTTTCATACTCGTCATACGACAGCTTGCGTTCACCAAGTTCGACGAACGCGATGTGATCTAGCTTGTAGCTTTCTTGCTGAGTGTATGTGAACTTCTGATACATCTCAAGATAGTCGAGAGTAGCGACACCTGTGATGTTATAGACAGATTCTTCTTTACCAAACTTCGTGCGAACGCGACGCTCCTTGAAGATTTTCCATGGAGAAAAACGTTTCGCTTCGCTTTCTCCAAGAACGGCACTCATGCGACGCACGAGATACGGAATATCGAAGAAGGTAACGTTCCAGCCAGTTACAATGTCTGGATACTCGTTGCTCCATTCGCTCAGGAACTTGATGAAGAGTTCCTTCTCATTGTTGCATTGATAGTAACGAACGTCTTCGCGATCAGTTGTGAACTCACCATAACCCCAAACGTGAAAGATCCCATCTTTCTTCAGAGTGATAGCTGTAACAGTATCAGATGCGCGTTCAACAGTAGGAAAACCAAACTCTGAGCTAACCTCGATATCAATGTAGGCTACCTTGATGAGTTCGCGATCATACGCAATTTCATTTGGGTACTCTTCATTGAGATAAGCATACATGAAGCGTGGCATACCATACAACTTGAAATTGCTCACGTCTTCATATCGCTTGATGAAGTCCTTCGCATCCCTCATCGACTCGAATGGCATAGCATCAAGCGCAAGCCCACGGATATCCTTCCACTCAGCGTTCGGGCGCTTAGATGGAACAAACATCGTGGGCTTGTATGGAATCTTTTCTTGGAAGGGTCGTCCGCGATCGTAACCGCGGACGAGAATGTTGTTACCGTATTCGAGGGCGTTCGTGTAAAACTTTGTCATAGTGATACTCTATCACTTTATGACGCAGTTGTCAAGATCCCTTTCTTGGGTAGCACTAAGCCAGAACCGAAGTTCTGATTGTAAGCAGACTCAATCTGATTGTCTGGCTCGTATGTAAACAAAACGTTGCGTGGATCGAGAATGATTTCTTTGGTTTTGGCCATAGGAATATAATCGAGCAGCGCCATGTTTGCTTTACCAGCTGGAGAGGTTGGTGGCTGGAGCATGACGGCAGCAGGCTTTACAACCTTGATCATGTTTCCAATCACACCAACCTTACCGATAACTTCTTCACCGTTAATCAAGCGAAGCATCATAACACTCAATTGGGCATTTTGAACTTCTTCAATATTCGCAGGATTCACATTCATATTATTTCCTTACTTTGTTACGCCTTGGATCTTTTCTTGACCACGGGACCACGCGGCGATACCAAGGACTGCGCCCATTGCGAGATGGAATAGACCAGCGCCTTGCAGCGTTAGAGGATTCCATTGTACCATCGGTGTCTTTGTCATAACCTGAGCGATTGACCATAGCACTGGAAAGATTGCCATGTCAAGCACGCAGATAACCATATAACACCAACCCATTGCTGGACGCCACTTCTTGACCATCCAGTCTTCATTCTGCTTTGCGTTCTCTGCTTCCCACTGCTTCTTCTCAAGTTCAATCTTTGCGAGTTGAGCAGCTTCTGAAAGTTGAGGAGCAGCTGGAGCCATAGGAGCAGAACCGTATGATGGTCTGCTGTATCCCATGTCAATTCTTGATGCTGCACCTTTTGTTGCTGGATCTAATTGATCCATAGCAACTGGAACCTTTACTGGTTCTTCGTTTGGATCTGGGTTACCGAATCTAGGCATCGTATTTCCTTATGAAAAAATGTGAAGAGCTTCTTCATAATGATGCTTACGATCTTCTAGACCGATTGTTCCACCGTTGATCTTCTTTGTTACAGTTAGAATATCACCCTTGTCAGCCCACTTGTTTAGTTCACGGGAATCCCAGAACCAGCAAGCAGACCAAACTGCACCTTCAGCTGTTTCCAACCAAGCAGTT